CATTAGCCAGTGCTTCATTCACGCAGAACAGAGCAGCGTTTACGGCTTTGATGTGTACCTCTACTAACTCGCCTTCTTGCTTACCATTCTCGATGATATCAAAATAGTTCGAGTACAGTTGCCATGCTTTGTCTTTTGCTTTCATTGCTCACCTCCTTTGATTTTGTTTTTGATTTTTACCAATAGCATATCCCGCAAAGAACCATGCTGCAAATGATATGTACGTAAATATAAATCCCAATGTACTCATTGCTCACCTCCTTCAATAAATGTGATATGATGACAATTAGGACATTCAAGTTCTGTTGTTTCAATAGGTCTAACAGCAACCCACATAATTCTACATATATCACACTCAACTAACGATGTTGTAAACGCTTCAGTCATTGCTCACCTCCTTTGTATGTTCTGTTATAATAATCTTTGGCTTGTTCAGTTGCTTCTATTTCTAGATTAGTTATTAGCCCCATCACATGAGCAAACGCAATCTGCTCACGCTCCATTGCTTTGGCGCGTTCAAGTAAATCTTGTATTATATTACCTTGCATAGTTTTCATATCAGGATTTATTTGCTCCTCCAACCACTCAACCGCTGTTTGCTTTTTCATAGTGCTAAAGTATTAAGGTATTCACGCCACATTGGTACACGCTCCTGCAGCTTGTCGATTGCTGCTTGGTCAAACTCCACAACCTTTTCATGTATGCGTTCAGCGATGGGTATATCGAATGCCCATTCATCGCGTGGCGTTTCAAGGTTTGCATCCGGGTATTCGCGCATGAATCGTGGCATATCGTAAATCATGTTGCGCTCAATGCTCTTTGCCTTCTTTAAGAATACAGGGTCGCCTTGTGGATCAATAAGATTTAACCTGCGAGATAGTCTGTACTTCTCATCGTTAATCATTTCTATTGGTGCGCTTACAAGCACATAGCAGAAGGTAGCACGTGGTGCGCCCGTGAGCCAACAATATGCTTGACCTTGCCAGTAGTAGTCTTTGCTGATGTCGTTTTTCATTGCATCCATAAACGTGTGTATGTCCCATGAAGATTTGATATCAGGCACGTTTACCACTAGACCTGTCTCATCATCTTTGATAAGTAAATCGGGTGTGCCTTTGATGCACTCGTTAGTAAACATCTCTTCGTTCTTAAATACGATTTCGCCACGGTGCCTGCGCCACATATCAATGGCATCATTTTCTACGGCTAGACCTTTCTCAATGTACTTGTTGCTCATCTCTTTGTAGCGATTGTAACGCTGTTGGATGTATACTTCAAGTAGTGCGCTCTTTGTTGTTTCGCTAAGGCCTGATTTAGTCCTTGCATCGGTCATCAACTTACCAAGTTGTGACGCTCTGAATAGTGTGTTGTTCATGTCGTTATTGATTGATGGGGTAAATATAGCAACCATCAAGATATCCCTGACGGTTGCTACAAATTTTAACATTTACTCGATGCCGTATTGTTCTTTCTTGGCATTAAGTTCATCGCCTACCTCGGCAAGTACTTCGGGACTGCAAGCCTTATAGATTTTCAGCAGCTGCGTCAGGTCGGTTGCTTGCTGGATAAGTTCGCGCACATACGCTACATCTTGCTCATGCCCGCGTCCGAGCGCACCCTTCAACTTGAATGGCTTGTATGTATCCTTGTTTTTGCGGTTAAGGTCACGGCCAAACACTTTGCCTAATGACAATGCAGCGTTTTTAAGACACTCTGCTTTGAGTTTACCAAATGCTAAATCCATTGCATTAGCTTTTTTATTATCGGGGTTTAATGCCCATCTATTGCGTTCTGTGCCGGTTACGCTATCGGGCACACGGTCAACCATTATAATAACCGATGCAGCACCTACCCTGCGCAGTTCGTAACCGCTTATTGGGTGAATCACTACAAGGTCAATGGATGCTTGCACTTCATTAGCTAATACGGCCCACTTAAAGTTCTCTGTTCTCCAGTGTCCGAAGAATAACTCATCGAGTGTGGTTTCTACGTGGCTAATGACTAGCGTGCGTGCTTTCTTGTCGGGTGTAGATTCGATACCCAGTTCATCGGGTTCTGCATTGAGCATCTGCTGAAACTTCTGCAGTGCTTCCAAGTTGTCTTTGTGAAAGTTCATGTTATTGATTTAATTGATTAATACTTAGCGAGGCAATCGTTTAGTTCTTGACAGTAAGAAAGGATTGCGAAGATTACGATAGCTGCGATAACGTAGCGGATAATGGTAGATGCTTTTTTCATGTGTATTGTTTTTAAATTGATAGCCAAATGTAGCGTAAATACTTACACGCACCTTGTTAAAAATTGTTAAAATTGAGAAGGCTACGCCCACGAATAGCTGCCGTAGTTTGGGAATAGTTCGAAGTACATGCGCATCATAATGGCATCTGCATAGTCTGGAGACTTACCATGCATGCGGGCTATCTCATCTTTGCTAATCACAGCTAACTTGCCGTCGGCTTCGGGCGTGCGGCGGCGTATCATGTCCAGCTCCTGCACTATCACATCCCGGAAGCGATCAACTTTAAATACAACTTTGTTCTGCTCTATGAGTTCTGCTAACTTGAAATAGCATTCAGCTTTCTGATTTACATAGCGGTCTGGTTGTTTAGCCCTGCCCCCGTTAAGGAAGCCCCTACACTTTAACGTATCAACTACACCACCACCTACACCATCTTCATCACAGATCACGTTGCTAAGTTTTATTCCGTGCTTGTCACAAATTTGGCGAACATTTGTTACAACTGTTGTGATGGGTTGCTTACGCAGCTCGTGTATCTCGATAAGGTGCAAGCCATGCCAAACGCATATCACGGTTCTGTCTTTTCCTAGTCGTGCGATATCCGCACTTATGTACTTATCTCCTTTGCTTTCTTCATCACGGAAGCAGCGCACCAAATCATCGTACTGGTATAGGTTGTCTATGCTTTCATCATACTCCCAGTCTCCGTACAATAGCCTTCGCCTATCCACTTCGGGCAATCGCTCTAGCGTTTCAAGATAACTATCTGGCAAGTGTATGTTATCAGTAGCAAGTGATGGAATGAACGCAAGGTGCTCGGGTAGTGATTCGCTTTTATATGGTGCGTAAAAATCATTATAAAGCCATCCCTTTGAAGGATTGCATGTGAGTAGCATCTTCGGTGGTAAATTGTATTCGCGTAGCTTATAGCGTATGCGAGATTGCAAGATATCTATTGCACGCTTACTAACTTGTGCAGCTTCATCAACATAAGCATCCGTTAATTCCAAACCACCTAATGAATGAAATTCGGGGTCACTTGGATACGCGAATAGGTCTTTCAGGATTATCTCACTTCCATTCGCAAATGTTATAACATGCGTTTGGTTGTTGATTTTGTAGTGTTCATTCGGTAATAACTGCAACACATGCGCAACCTCAAAGAATGTCTTGAGTGTTGTCTTTTTTAACGTGTCCAATTTGCTGCGACCTATCAACCCTCGCGTGCCTGGATACTTAAACCGCCTACTGATTTGCCAAGCACAACCTATGAAAGATTTGCCAGGCCCTGCGCCACCACCGAAAAGCACAGTACGTGCCGGGTGTGAGTTACCCAGTACGCGCAGTGCTTCGTTTTGTTTAGGCAGGTAGGTAATCATTAGAACGGCAAATCACCTGTGCCTTGTGAATCATCATCCTGTGTGCGTGGTGGTAATGGCTCGGACATCTTGCCACTAAAGAACTTGCCGCTCTTGCCTTCCTTAACCCACGCAGCGAGGCGCATCTTCTTACCATTGACCATGATTTCACCTGTGTATTCAGGTGCGTTGTTGGCTCCTTTCGTGTTCTTGAATAGGGTGAACTGTCCCTCTTGCATTGTGTAACTCATTGTGTTTAATTAAATATGTGTTTGTATTCCTCTGTCATTAGCAACACCATTGGTTGCCGCGTTTCTTGATCAACTGATTCCAGTAGCGTAAAGTCCGTGCCCATTATCGTGCTTCCGTTCAAGTAACCTACCATTACTTCAACATCGTCTTCGTACTCGTTAAGAGCGGTGAGCAGTTCGGCTACGGTCATAGTTTGTAAAGTTCATTATCTGTCAGTTGGTAAAGTTCCGCAAGTATTAACCACATCGCTTGGTTATCTGCCATGGATGGGCGCATACTACGCTTTGCCGCTAAGATAAATAATTTTCTTAGAAGTGCGTTCTCCTGTGCTATGTCATATTGCTTCATATGCTTCAATTGCTTTAAAAAGTTGTAGAACTACTTGTGGACATACCGCATTACCATAAGCCTTTATTGATTCAATTCGCCATTTCGAAACGGTAATTCCGTCCAATTCGGAGGGAACCCCATCATTTCCGCCACAAAGCGGGGATTGAGTTGGGAAGTTTTCCCAGCTTGTGCGAATTGATCGGGTAAACTGTTTTTTTGATTGCGGCCGCAATTTTTTAGAGCTTCGGTTGTTCTTGCCCCTTTCCAATCCCTGGTCGTTGGCGTGCATAACATTCGCGTTAACGTCATCGAGTGCATTGATCCCTGTTTGACTTGTGTGGATTTCATATTCGCCGTGGCGTTGGTCGAATCCATTGGCGTAACGGTAGGCAATAAACCAAATTCGTTCGCGTTGGTGCGGGGCATTAACACCGCTCGCAGGTATAAGATAGGGCGCGACTTGATACCCAATATTTTCCAGCTCAGTACACACCTCGTCGAATACCAATCCCCCGTTCCAACTAGTAAGGCCGCGAACGTTTTCGCCCACCACGTAACGCGGGGCAATTTCTCGAATTGCTCTAAGCATTTCGGGCCATAAATGGCGTTCATCTTCTTTTCCGAGGCGTTTTCCTGCGGCTGAATATGGTTGGCATGGGAATCCTCCTGTAAGAACATCAATTTGATTTGCATATTTTTTAAAGTCGCTTTTGGTTATATCGGTGAATAATTCTGCATCAGGCCAATAATGGTGCAACACACGTTGACCAAACTCATTCCATTCGCAATGAAACTTATTTTCCCATCCCATCCATTCGGCAGCTAAATCAAAGCCGCCTATGCCGCTAAAAAGTGAGCCGTGTGTCATCAGTATTCGTTTTGTTGTTCAATCAATTCGCGGTAGCGCTCCTTCCTGAACTCGGTGAACTGGTAAGGCTTGTTGTTGTAAACGCGAAATCTCATATCATTATCCCATGTTGGCAACTCATCGTACTCGTCCATCAGCATTTGCTCAAACCGTGACGGCTTGGAACGCTTTGCTTCTTGTGCCGGGGCTTCTTCTATCTTGAGTTTATCCGCTGCCTGTTGGATAGCTTCCTGCACCTGCGGGTGTTGGAACATTTCGTAGATGTTGTTTTGCTTTTGTTCTTCGGTGCGAATACCTTCTATGTGCATATCTCTTTCCTGCTCAAACTTATGTATCCATTCATTCAAAATAGATAAGTCAAGGCGGTTGTATATAGTGCCATAGATACCTGCCGTGCCGCGATCTAAACACAGTTGGATATCTTCAAGACTATACTTCCAGTGATGCTGCACGAAGTGTTCAGCTGCAAACTTAATTTGCTCGTTGTTCATGTTCTTTTCGATGTTGAGCATAGCACAGCACCGGGCAATAAGCATTGAAATTTTAAACTTAGTTTCTTCGCGGTCTACTTTACGAAGGGTCGCTATCTTGGCGCATTTCACGCTCTCGTGCAAAGTCAGCTGCGATTTGGGCTGCCACGTTTTGATAGTGTGCAACGTTGTCAAACCTTGGTTTTGTTCCATAAGAATTAGATTTTTGATTATTTGAGTTGTCGAATTTAGAGTTATTTACCATCCAGTTGCGAGCGGATGCCTTCCAATCTTTCATTTGATTGCGTCCCTGCTTCCATCCATTAGCTTCGTAGTAGTTGAAAAATTTCGCGGCCTCGGTGTTTATTTTTTCATCAGGCCATTGCATATGCTTCTGCATTGAATACTCACCCATAAAATTATAAATATCATTTTCGTTTGGGGGTGCGAATGCACTATGTTTATTGTTTATGGTTTGTGGTTTATTGTTTACTTGTTTATGAATGTCGCAGTTGCTTTCAACATTGCTTTGTACAGTGCTTTCACTTTGCTTTGTCAAGTGCTTCATCAGTGCTTTGTCAAGTGCTTTGTTACTTGCTTTGTCAAATTTTGATAGGGCAATGATGTTACATTGATGTTGATTGACTGCCTTCTTTACCACCTTAACAAACCCCCATTCAACAAGTTGGTCAAAACACTTCTTGTAAGTGTTGTAGCTTTTGCAACCCATGCCTTGCATACACTCACTGGCTGTGATTTGATAGATGTCTACCCACCCAAGGCGGTTGTTAATCTCAACAAGCCATAGGTATAAAATGCCATGCGAAGCAGTAACCTGCTCCGGGTGTTCAAAGGCATAGTCAAACCATGCCCGTGAATATGAATAGCCATTATTTTTCATTGAGTAATTTTTGAAGATGCTGTAAAAGTTGATTAGCTTCGTACTGTGTCATAAAGACATAAATGTTCGCGCCATCTTCTTCACGAGCCGTAAAAAAACAAATTTCGCTTTTGACTTTTGTTACTTGTACAAAGTTCTTATTGAGGATATCTCTAAAGCGATTTGGAAATTCACCAAGCTTTAAACGCCAAGAATCATGATACATAAAAGTAAATACCCACCACTACACGTAAAGGCTCGTCCGCGCACGAAAGTGCTATGGCAATACGGCAGTGATGGGATTTAAAATATTTTTCATTCGAACGAGCATTGCAAATATAGTCAAACTATACTTACTTCCAAATTAAAGTCGCGATTAAAAAACCGATTAATGTACCTACGGCAAGAATGATAAACATCTTGCTGTTGCTCGTGTCATGGATAGGTTCTTCTTTTACCGGGACTGGCTGTGTGCGCTCAACTCGTTTAATAGGTTTGATGGTGAGCTGCTTACCGTAAGGTTTTAATTTTCTTTTTGATACATCAAGGTCAACAAGTCTTTTATACTCCTTAAATACTTCATTCATCATAATCTGATTCGGTGTTGCACCTATCCAAGTTCCAGTACCTGCATCAAGTCTTATGATTTGTTTATTCGTCATAGCACGCAAAAGGTTATTGCTTACTTCATGAGTATCACGCATCAAATTTTTGTCAAATGTTACATGATGATAGCAGTCGTTAATGAATGCTGAATACTTTGTTTTTGTTACTTTTCTCATTGCTCTAAATATGTTTTGATTGTTGTTGTAAATTCTTCAAATGACCTGCATACCTTGACTGCATATCCTGCATTGATAAGCTGTGCGTGAACGATTTTTTGTGTGTCCGATAGTTTACCTTTCTCGGTTTTCATCTCGATGAACAGTGCATGGTATGGTCCACTACTCATGCATATCATCAAATCGGGCATGCCCGGCATAGCACCTTC